ATGACGCTCAATGCGGTCAATGGCGCACCGCAGGCGACGTATTTACCGCCTTTTTGCAAGCTCTTCCAGAGGAGCAAAGAGAGCGCGACGACCTTTGGCCGACATTTGCTAACATTATGTGCGATGAAACGGGAGCAGATGCTTCACGCCTCGGGCATGATACCCTTCTACTCGCAGTCCCAATTAGCACGGTCTTACGACGGTGGCTTCGAAACGCTTTTGGGTAAGCGCCGCTGGACGTCCGCTTCTGGGGCGGGAACGGCCATTCCTCAAGTGGGTACCAAGCGTGTGGTTTTAACCACTAGGTATAAATTGTTGCCGAGACTGAAAACACGAACATTTCAGTCATTGAAAACAGGTTGCAACGGTTGGAAATGTTACTGTCAGTGATAATCGCAAATGATTTCGACACCGCAGGGGCGGCTTGCCTACCATCCCAGTGGGACCAAAGCGTTCACCATCACTTACGACCTTTTCCCTGAAAATGCCCAAATTGATCTCAGAGATTCTCGATACGGGCATAACTGCAAAGCGCGGCAATAGACTACGAAAATGAACAATCGAATCACCAACTGAGTCAATAGGTGAAGCTAGAATTGAGTTGCCAAATAGATCTCTTTCCTAAAATGATGGGATATTATTAGGTTTCAGCCTTGTCCAAAATTCTAGACAACTGGCGCATTCCTCGGCTCACCCTTCACCACCATAGCAGCAATCGGTGTTCCCGTTCCATGCGTCCCGGAGAAGTCCGCCAGCAGCTTCAGATAGCGCCGGTTGCCCTTGTAGCCGAAGCGATAGACCGCCGCACTGGCATGAGCCGTCTTCAGGTCCTTGATGATTCCACCCGCAACATCGCTGACACCGAGCATATCGGCGTCGACAACGTCATCATAAGTTACATCATCATCCGAATGGGTCAACTTGAACTCGATCTTGTTGGTGCCGGTGAACGTAATTCCGCCAGCACCAATCGCCAGCAATATCTCGGCTGATTTGAAGCCAGACAGATCAACAGCCGCAGGAACATTGTCAGCGGTAAGAGTGGCGAGACCAATGGCCTGATCGACCAAGATGTTATTGTGCATATCCTTCATGGGAATATCCTTTCAGTGGTTTCCGGCTTAGGTCGAGAATTTGAGAAATTTGATTGCGTTCGTGTCCATCGGAGCTCCGCCAACGCGCTTGCTGAAATAGAGCTTGGTCCAGCCCTTTTTCGTCACGTTGTCACGAATGAGCTTCATACCGGGACGATCAACAATCGCGTAGCCACGGCGCCAGTTACCAAAGCCGATAGGCGTAGTGTCCGCACCAATATCGGGCATCGCCTCATCGACCTCGACAGGATAGCCCAGGAGGCGAGCTGGTTCGCCCGACGCCATGCTTTCGCGCCAAAGCATCCGACCATCGGCATCCTTGAATTTCATGATCGTCGAAGCGGTCAGGCTATTCATCAGCCATGCAACGCCGCCGCCGGAACGATACGCAGCTGGGAGCGAGAAAATCAGGTCAATCAAGTTGTCCTGCACGTTCGCGAAAGCACCGGCTGCGCCAGTGACAATATGCTGGTAAGTACCGAAGGCACGAGCGGTGTCGGCTTCATTGCTTGTCGGCTTGTGCAGGAGGCCCAATGGCTTTTTGATACCATCACCCAAAATGAACGCGTCGTTTTCTCCGAGGGCCATTTCAGCCGCAACATCATCCTGCAAGAAGGCTTCGAGATTGAAGCTGCTGTCATCCAGAACATGGTTGGTCAGTTCCGGGATGGCATAAAGCTCTTCAGGCGTGATTTCGACGGTTCCGAGACGCGGCGTTCCTGTTTCCTGCCGCTCTTCCAGTTCGTGGGCCCAGCGCGTTCCGCCACCCGTCGCGTGAACAATCTTTTTCCAGCTACCGGAGCCTGTCCCGAGGGCAGTTCCGAATGCTAGGCGACGCAGGGGCGAGGTCCGGCGCAACAGCGACATAATCTGACCATCGACCTGAGAAGGGACAGCATAGCCGCCATCGGGGCCAGACCCTATTTCCATACTCGCGCTGACGTCTCCGCGCATAGCAGCCCGGAATTGAGTCTGAATTTCTTCCGTCATCAATCCCGGTCCAAAACCCGGACTCAAGACGGAGGATGCATTATGCTCGCAAAGGTCATTGATGGTGGCTTCGATGTCAGTCAGCCGGCCATCATGCCTCGTTTTGAATTCTGCAAAGGCCGTGTTGAGCGAGGCAAGTATCGTTGCCGGATCGCTATTTGCGCGAAGCGCACCGACAATTGCTCGGGGCGGGGTAATCATATTCATTGGAAAATCTCCCTTCGGGTTGAAAGGTGACTTTCGGCTATTTCAATTTTTGAAAATGCGGTTTACGGCAAATCGCTCAGGATAAATGACGAGTATATCGGCCAGCCAATCTGGTTTCGGTCTCCGATGAGATTTCAGCCAATTCCTTTCCTGCGTCAGACGAATTCATGTACCGCCCAGACCTTCCCCTCATTGCTTCCGCTCTAAATGATAGAAACAATTCCAACGTATCAACCTGCGGATCAGTTGCGAGGAAGTGAAAAGGACAAGGGTTTAGGCTTAAACGCACACGCTCCAGTGCTGCTGCCATAGGCTCGTCAGTATCCTGCTCTATGAAGGTGGTCAAATTGGCTGTTACGCGCCTCGCTATCTCCCGCGAAATAGCTGAAACAGCAGTTAGCCCAGTTTCCTGCCTAACAATTGCAGCTGCCTCGCGTACCGCCTGAGCCTCTTCCGGCGGACGAGCGGGCCGAGCCATGGCGTAAATGGCTCCCACAACGCTAGGGGGCTTATTCGCGGGGAATAACAGCAATGATGTCTACTCCCTTTAGGGCCTTGAATGTTCGGCGGCGATCTGACCGGGAAATGTGCGCTTTAGCAAAAGCCAAGTCCAATTCCCTAATGTTCAACGGGCGCGACATTTCATCCAGCGCTTCCAGCAAAAGCTCCTTCGCATCAACCGGCAGGGCATCTATCTTTTCCTGAATACCCATGGCTAGTTTACCGGCCTGTTGATCAGATCGTCATCAATCAACCCTTGGCTCTGTTTATTGATTTTTCGCCGCTTGGCGACGTCCTGTGCGGAATCGCGGGCGAGGGCATGAATGCCGAGCGACCGGCGGATTGCCAGAATGGATTGCATATGGGCTTTTACGGCGGTCACGCGCGGGTTGCTGATAAACCCACCGCGATTGCCTGAGATTACTGATCCTTCCTCCCGCAACAGGACTTGCTCCCGTTCGTGATCGGTCATGTGCCGGGCAAGATCACAAGCCAACTCGATCCGGTGAGGTGTCCAGTCCACCTTTGCGCCTTCGTCGATTATGTTTCCGAAGAAAATTCGGTCAGGCTTCGACATGGTAATATTTGAAGGCGGTTCGATCACCTTGCCGCTGGCTTGCATGGCCGCAGTTTGTGCAGCGGCGCTATCCACCCGCTGCTTTCTTGGTTTCCTTGCTGTTTGCGTCATAATTAACCTCCGTAGTTCTGTGGTTAGATTTTAAATTCAGGGCCCGCCGCCGGACCCGCTGTGGCCTCCCAAAAAGTTTCAGCACCCCCTCGGGTCAGGCAGGCCGGAAGGAGTAGGATCGCCGCTCTGCACACCAAAACAAAGCAGGGTCTTTTGCGGCGCGACGACGCAGGGCAGGCGTCAGCATAGATGCAGGCCAGCGCGTTGCCATGTAGCGGGTGAAGTCGGCAGTATTGCCGCGCAGCAAATCCTGCGGTGAAGTTTGTTTGTCTATGGTCATGTTGTGCCTCTCCGAACTGAATGGTTGCTTGGTCTCCTTGGATCGTGAACAGGCGTGACCCGATAGCCCGTTTCAAAACGGGCCTTTGCAGCGTTAGGGGAATTAACTCCCCGTCATACTTCTTATCGCCAATTCTTGAGTTTATTTGGCAGAGAAAGGAAACCCCGTTTTGAAACGGGCTATCGGGCTGGGCTGGATTGGCCATCAAAACCTCTCCCTGCCAAAGACATCCGCCGGTGTTTTTAAGTGCCGGGCTATGAGAGCGACCAGCTTTTCCCCAGCTTTCGGGGTGAAGTTTAATATAACGCCAACCTTAAGACCTCCAATTTTTGGTCGTTCATCGCCCGACAAAACAGTCAGACCCGCATCAGTCAGACCTTTTTTTATGGCGCGTATTCCGCAACGGGCCTTACTTTCCCCCAGTTCATTATTGAAATAGGTCTTGAACTCATCAACCCTCATAATGATACGTTGAGGGTCATCACCGTGGGCAGCATCAGTCAGACACTCAGCAAGATCGGTTATCAACCTTGCGCCTTCCGAGACGCTTTCTTCGATCATTCGTTTTTTGGCATTGGTTGAAGGTGCAATGTCGCCTTCCATCACGGCGCCATATTTATCGACATGGTCGATCGCCCATTGATGTATGATGCTTAGCCCTCGACCTTCCAGCCAATCTCGGAGGTTTCTCCAATACGAGCGGGCCCTCACTTTTTCAGTTAAAGTTGGAACGAAATATCGCCGGTCATATTTTTCGAGGAAAACTGGTAGCCACTCATTCGAGCAAAGGATGAAATGCGCCCAGTTGGGAGACTGATACTGCGGCTGATATTTGACGTTCACCTCAATATGGGGATCAGTAATTTTATCTTTCAGGCTGTTTATGTTCGCCTTGCCACTACCTCCGTCAAATAGTTCGTTGATCACGACCAACCGCTTGTTGGCAATCCAACCTGAGTAGAGACCAAACACCGACGACTGGCTGGGAAATGAAGTGTTATGTTCACCGATCAATGCAGCCAAAATGTTGCAAAGGGTTGTTTTGCCAACGCCTTGCGTTTCTGAAATGAGCAGCAGGGCATACAGCATGCGCATTTCGGGCTTGGCAATTAGTGTTGCGATCCACTTCTGCAAGGCTCGGCGTTCAACTCGGTTAGGCACAAGGTCAAAAAGGTAACGTAGGAATGGACGGACATCACCAGCTTGGGGCCTTATTTGGGTCGGCCGCCAAAGGTTGAGCATACGTTTCCCTGACACATTGATGATGCCTCGGGGGCGTCCTGGTGCAAAGGTGACGCCAAATACCTTTACACTGTTCTTGCGGAACATCGCTCTTGCCGTATCCTCGGCAACGCTGAGATGACGGACTAGTTGGTTGAATTGCTCTTTGTTGTAAAAGCTATCAGGATGCCGCAGGTTTACGAACACTCCAAGGCTGGTGATATAACACCAGTCGTTGGCGAAATGGCTCGTAATCCGAGCTTCCGGACGCCCCTCTTCACCATCGCGTCGCCAAATAGTAGCCCACGTTGCAGGTTCAATGAGATCGCCAAAAGACGGGCCACAGTATATTTGTTCGTCGAGAATTTTTTTGAATAACCGAGGAGGGAAGGGGTCAGCAAGATCACACCCTTTATCGAAATCATCCGAGAAAGTGAATGCATCCAAAGCTCCGCCGAGGCTGAATGACATTTCGGGCAATGCATCTTTGCCAACATTATCATTATCAAGAACAGCGATGACTCGACGCCCAGAAATTAGTCGTGCCAACATTCGCCAATCGGTCAAATCTACGTTGGGCGCACCACCAATCCATCCCAAGTGAGCTACTTCACCGTCGATTGATCCCTTTAGCTCTAATCGGAAAGGATGCCCTTCCAAATCGTTGTGTGTGATATAGTGAGCAGCCTTTGCACCCTCATGGATGAAAATAGTGGCGGCATTGCCAATGCGTTCTAATCCGAAAACTGGGTATTGATCCGGTGCAAGCATTCGCCATTTACAGTCCGACCAGTATGTCCACGGCAAGCAAATCTTGGTGCCATCATCCTTCCTGATGTGCTGCTCAACCATCAGAATATTCTTGCGCTGATGATCCCAAAAAATGAAGTAGTCGGCACCCTCAGCGCCATTTGACCATGGCGCATAATCTCGTGGCGGCGAGCCTCTGCCGGTAAATAGAGCATTGCGACGAACAGGAAATCGCCTTTCATCCCATTCAGCAGATATGGCAGCTTGTTCTTCTTTCGTTGGTTGGAAGCCTTCCGGTGCGGTGACGACACCGTTCAATCCAAACTTTATCCGGGCAACGACCCGAGCATATTTATACACGAATTCTATGACATTTAATGATCTCAAGGTGCCAGGAGTTGCCCCAATGCGCTCTGCGTAAGCGGCAACACCTCCAAATTCGAGAACATCCTTCAAGGGTGCAATACTCGCCACTTTCTTTTGACTTGAATCTGGCGGAGTAGAGGGACTTGAGGTTTCTTCATTGGCCTCTTCTTCGAACAACCCCGGCACGCCCTCGGCTGCCGGGGTTTCTTCTTTTTCATTCCTCATCGGGTTCACCATCACCGTTAATTAGGACGGGGTGCGCAGCGAGTTTTTTCTCGATGATCTCACGGATGTTGAGGATGCTGAATTCAATGCCGCTGACGACATAGCCACCACTGTTGAAACCGGTCGAGAGATCGAGCCCCTTGGAAGGCAGAATTCGGGTGGCGCCATTTTCCAACTTGAGAAGTGTCAGCCGTTCTTCGTGCGGATATTGGTCCATCGCATCTTGAAAACGAGATGCAAGCTTATTGGCGTCGCGGGGTTTGCAGCCGAGTTCGAGAAATTCTTGATAGATTTTCATCGCGATCAACATTTCGATTGTCGAACGGCTAGCTTGGCCTCTCGGTGGCTTGGCGGGTCCGATGGTGACATCTCCGCTGGTGCGACGGGCGATGAAATCAGACCGGTCAACTCCAGTCGCGCTGCAGGACAGTTTCAATCCGTTTGTGAAAATTTTTGACATAGTATTTTCCTTTCCAACGACGAAAAGCGCCAAGCTTGCGTCAAACAAAACAACTAAAGTGAGTTATTTTTTGCAGCCGCTCAGGCGGCGTCACGATCTGCAATGCGGCCCTCGAGCCATTTGTCGATTTCCGTTTTCAGAAATCCAACAGCGCGGGGTCCGAGCTGAATTGGCCGAGGAAATCCCTCATGCTTCATTGCATTTTCGTGAGCATGACGTGACCACGAGAACATTTCGCGGATTTGCTTAGGTCTGTAGATTATCGGGTTGGAAGGTGTATTCATTTTCTCGTCCTCATTTAGCGACTGTTGGAACCCACAAGAGCTCAAACGAATCAAGGACACCTCAAGATCACCATATACACTTCATTAGAAAGTGTTTTTTTATTGATATTATTTTCAGTGACTTAACTAGAATTTCAAATCTAAGCCCACAGAATTTGCATCAGGACTCACAAAACTCGGCCCAATCATTCATCAAGCGAGAGCGCTTTTCAAAAAGATCGCCGCGCCGATAGGCAGCTTCCACCGCGTTCCCGACCGTATGAGCGAGCGCCATTTCCACTACAATGTCTTGGTAGCGGGTGGTTTCAGCGGCCCAATCACGAAAAGTTGACCTAAAACCATGAACCGTGAGGTCTTGGCGCTTCATCAATTTGAGCGTTTTCAGCATCGCCATATTGCTTAATGGCTTATTTTTGCTCCGAGGGCTGATGAATACGAAACCGTCTTCGCTCTCCGTATCACGCGGTAAGGTTTGGAGCAGGGCTATAGCAGCCTTGCTCAACGGGACGCGGTGTTCCCGCTGTGCCTTCATTCGATGGGCAGGGATCGTCCAAGTGGCATTATCGAAATCAAATTCTGACCATCGTGCTCCGAGTGCTTCATTGGTTCGGGCTGCGGTGAGGATGGTAAATTCAAGTGCACGTGGGGCAATGCCTTCTTTTTCCCGCAGAGCGGCCACAAACTGGGCAGTTTCGGCGTAGGGCAGGGCGGGGTGGTGCCTGACCACCTTCACCTTAGTAATCTTCGGCAGAAGGGCGTCTAAGTTGCCTTTCCACCTTGCTGGGTTTTCACCAGAACGCAATTTCAAGGCGCTGGCAAAATCCAGCACTTTTTCGATTCGCATCCTGACGCGATTGGCGGTTTCCGACTTTGTGCTCCAAATTGGCTGGAGAATGTCAAAAACGTCGGCCGTTGTAATTAGAGTTACACTGCGCTTGCCGATGACCGGATAGACGTAGGACGCCAGCGAGGATCGCCATTGGCGTTCTTGCTTGGGGTTGCTCCATCCTGTCTCAAGTGACGTGACACACTTTTCAGCCACTTCTTCAAATGTCTGGGAAGGAGGGGGCTTTTGACCTTTCCGGGCGTCAATTGGGTCTTCGCCATTTTGCACCATCCGGCGGAGCTCGACTGCCTTGTCGCGAGCCTCGTTCAATTTCATCAAATCTAGGGAACCTAACCCCATCTGACGAGGGCGTCCGTTAAGCGTGTAACGGAACTCCCAACGCTTCAACCCGGTTGAGCCAACAACCAGCCATAAGTTGCGGCCATCGCCGTAACTCCCAGCCTTCGTTATGCTTTGGATCTTCTTGACGGTCAGCTTCATTCGGTCGCTCCTAGCGCACCAAGAACACATCATGCGTTCTCTGACCCCTGATCTAACCCCCTTTTTGGTTCATAAGTCAAGGGCTTTTTGGAGCGCATTGGAGCGCATAGTTACGAAGCTTTCAGTCATAACCCTTTGTTTTCTGTGCCATTTGGAGCGTTTTGGGAATCTTAAAATCGGAGGTGGTGGCGGACAGGGTGTCCGCATTACTATCTACCGGATGCGTTCCGACTTACCTCTCAAGCCGTTGTTTTTCAGCCTTAGAATGGCTGAATTGATGATGTGACTATCCGCACTTGTTCGATTGCGTTCCCATATAACTGCGCTATTATCGGGGAACTATTATGGGAACAATGACAAATCAGTCCACAGCGGCGCGGATTGGTAGGTTGGATCCCGATCTGGGACTTAATATGCCGAAAAAGCTAGTCAACGCCCTCACGCCTCTAGCGGTGAAAAATGCGAAGCCCGGACGGCATGCGGATGGGGCGGGGCTGCAATTGCTTGTGAAGCCCAGCGGCGCGCGTTCTTGGGTTTATCGCTTCATGCTCAATGGCAAGTCGCGTGACGTTGGCCTTGGCGCAGCTGGGCAACGTGGCATGTCGCTCGCCGATGCGCGCGACGAAGCAGCGGCGCTCCGCCTCAAGGTCAAATCGGGCATTGATCCGCTAGAAGAACGGGACAGGGAAGCCGCACAAGCACTGGCGGCGGCTCAGGCCGCCAAGGTCGCCGGAACCACGTTCAAGGACGCCGCAGCGGCCTATATCGCCGCGAACGAGGAAAGCTGGCGCAATCCAAAGCATCGACAGCAATGGCGCAACACGCTCGCCACCTACGTTTATCCGGTGATCGGGGATTTGCCGGTTGCCGAGGTCGAAACTGCACATGTGCTCAAGATTCTTGAGCCGATTTGGAAAGAGAAGGCCGAGACTGCCAGCCGCATTCGCGGGCGGATTGAGACGGTTCTGGATAGCGCAAAGGCGCGTGGCTATCGCCAAGGGGAAAACCCGGCGCGCTGGCGGGGGCATCTCGCGCAAGTTCTACCAGCCCGCACCCGGCTATCGCGCGGCCATCACAAGGCCATTGCCTATGAGAAAATTCCGGCGTTCATTCGCGTACTCCACAAGCGGGAGGCCGTGGCGGCGCTGGAGCTGGAATTTGCGATCCTCACCGCTGCCCGTTCTGGTGAAGTGATTGGCGCGACTTGGGAAGAGGTCGATTTGGAAAAGGCAATCTGGACGATCCCAGCCAACCGCATGAAGGCTGCGAAAGTGCATCGAGTGCCGCTTTCTCCGCGAGCAGTCGAGATACTGGACACACTCAAGCCGCTTGGCGGTGAATATCTGTTTCCTGGCGCGAAAGGCGGGAAGCTGTCCGGCATGGCTATGGCAATGCTCATGCGCCGCATGAAAGTTGACGCCACCGTGCATGGCTTCCGTTCGAGCTTCCGCGATTGGGCAGCCGAATGCACCGGCTATGCTCACGAGGTTCCAGAAATGGCGCTAGCACATTCAATCGAGAACAAGGTAGAGCGGGCCTATCGGCGCGGCGACCTTTTAGATAAGCGTCGCCGTCTTATGAATGATTGGGCTACTTACTGTGCAAGCAATAGCGCCCATCAAGCAAAAGTCTTGCCGATTAGATCTTCGGGATGAGAATGTGACTCGGCGTCACACTTGCTAGTTTCCAGTCATGTCGGAAGAATTCCTATGGCCGCCCCGCTGCTTCGACGCGCTGGCGGTAATATCTGGCTAGCTCGGCATTCTTATCTATTTCATTGCAAGCTTTAGCCAAATTCAAATTGTAGCACGCGAATCTTGCATTCTTCTCTTCCAGTTCGTACTTCTCGGCAAATTTAAGGTCAGACCCGCGCCTCTCTTCGGCATTTGGTCCTGAAGTCGCAATTATGTATACCGCGAACGCGATCAGGGCTGGAACGCCGATGCATCCCAAGAGTGCGCTCCAATCGGAATCGTTTCCACCGGATCGAGCCTTAATATCGGCCGGCGTGACTTTATGATCGCAATGTGGGCACTTGCTCGCGGAATATTTGATGGGCTCCCCACATCCGGAGCAAAGAAAACTAGTCGTCATCTGGCCTCACTTGCAGTCCCCATGTTCGACCGCTCCGTCCCGAAAGTCGGGTCGGTTGAACGACGCGAACATAGGAACGCGCCTCCCGCGTATTCCCAAAAGGTGTTTTATTCCGCAGGCCGCCCGACCAGTGAGTCGAGGGCCTATGTTCGCCGCCATCTGCGGGCCGCACCTTCCGTTCAAAGTTGGAGCAGCGGCCGTGTTCTAATGTGACCGGCTGCATTTGTCCACGCGCTATGTTAAACGGTTCTTGGGATAGATCGGCCACCCGACAAGCGCGCTTCCGATGTGCTTGCCCGGGTTACTCCAAGAGCCGCATGGGAGGCGGAATGGCACGCTATGATGATGGAAAACGCGGCTTTGCCGTATCTGACGCTTTGGGCCTGGGTGAGGCATGGCAGCAATATCAGAAGATGCTCGATTCTGGTGCTCTCAAATTTGAAGTCACGGAAATTCCGCCGGGCATGCTCGAGTATTTCTTCGCTGAATATCCACCCGATCAACGGGATCGTGCACTGTACTCTCAACTGCAGACAGACCAGGCTGAGCGAACGCTGATCGATGCAATTCAGTCTGGTTCGCTTCCATTGTGGGTCACGCGCGCAAAAGGGCCAGTTGCGGAGCGACAAGTTGCAGCAACCAGCTTGCTAGATTTTGGTAGGGAATCCCTGATCGCTGGCTGCTATCGGCCTTATGGTGACACGGAAAATTTGGTTTTTGGCTATCCTCTATTCGTCAAAGTCGTGGATTGGGTGAAGTTTACGGCTTCGTTTAGCCACGTACAGGAAACGATCGAGCCTTCAATGAAGAAGGGAACTCAGGCGCGCAGGAAGCCGGGCCCGGCCTCTGATCCTGATTGGCCAGCCGCTATCGCAAAGGTGACGGACGCATGTCGGGATGCCGGTTATAGGCGCTTGCTAAGACGAGGTGAGAAAGCGGCTATTATAAAGATGTTGCTCGATGCAATGGCGGAAAAGGACAAACACCCGTCTGATGACACAGCTCGTCGATACGCAGCAGATGTGATCGCAAGACTTCCTGACAATTACGCCGAATAATTATCGGCAAGCTATTCGTAATTATCGGCAAAGGACAAAGCCAGCGCGGATCACGATGATTGGCCTCGTTAAACAAAGGACGAGGTTGATATGCACTCTGAATCGAACGATCCACCGAAGATCGCTTATTCCATAAAGGAAGCCTGCAAGGCGTCCAGCTTGGGACGCACAACGATCTATTCCCACATTGCGGCGGGCCGCTTGCTCGCCCGGCGCATTGGCGGGCGCACTGTTATTCCGGCAGAAAGCCTGCACGCCCTTATCGCAGGCGAGACATGAGCTATGCCTCAGAAATGCGAAACCCGCGCGGGTAAAGCGCGGGCGACGAGGAATAGCTTTGTCGGCATTTTCCATGATCCCTTTGCCTTCCCCGCATTAAGCCCGGAAGCGATCGAAGATCTGATCGCGGTGAATATTTGCGAGCGACATTTTCGCTACTGGTCAGAAGGAGGCTAACATGACTGTTCGCTATCCCGATTTTCCCGGTGCGAAAGGCCCAGAGGGAACGAGCCAGGACGCTGCTGAGGCTATTTCCCCGAATGTGTCACATCTGCGCCGCCTTGCGATGCATTCGCTTGCTCGTTTGGGAGAAGCAACGCCGCTTGAGGCCATTGCAATCTCTGGCGCAACGCGCGAATCGCTCCAGCCGCGCTTTTCGGAACTGCGGGCCATGGGCCTCATCGAACCGACCGGTGCGCGGCGGCGCAATCCCAGCGGCAAGAGCGCATCCATTCTCAGACTCACCGCCAAGGGGAGAGCCACGCTGTGAACGTCGATATTGAAGCCATCGCGCGACACTACGGAGGCAAGGTCTGCAAGGACAATGCGTTGATCCCGACGCCGGGCCACTCTGCCCGCGACCGAGGAACGGCAATCAAGGCTAGCGCGCAAGCTCCCAATGGCTGCCTCGTCGTCTGCTACAATGGCACGAATGCCGATGCGCTCGCGGTCAAAGAGATGCTGCGCGAAGACGGTTTTCTTGCGACCAATAGTAGGCGCGAGCTGACTGCAACGGAACGGCGCGCCATCCGGGAAGCCGAACTGAGACGGAAACGCGAGCGGCTGGAGACTGAGGCGGCGGCGGAACGGTGCGCAGCGGAACTATGGGACAATGCCAGCCGCGCTGAACCGGAGCACCCCTACCTTGTCGCCAAGTCGCTGGCGCCGTTTGGCATCCGGCAGGCGGGCCGAGAATTGCTGGTGCCGATGGTCGATCCCGCCTTTCGCCTGTGGAACGTGCAGCGAATCCGATCCGATGGCTTCAAGCTGTTCGGCAAGGATGGCCGCACGGCTGGGCTGTTCTGGCCCCATGGCGTGCACATGCAGGATGGCAGGCCATCGGCTGGCCCGCTGGTGATCGGTGAAGGCTTCGCAACCATGGCAGCTATCTATTCGGCAACTAGGTTCGGCGTTGTCGCTGCCATGTCTGCGCGCAACCTCGAAACCGTGGCGCGGGCCATGCGAAAGCTGTTCCCGACGCGCGAACTTGTTGTCGCGGCGGATGATGACCGTCACCTATCGGAGAATATTGGGCTGGGAGTTGCGAGAAAGGCCGCTCAGGCAATTGGCGGAAGTGTGGCCATCCCAAGGCCAGAAACGTGCCCAGCGGACTCCGGCGCCGATTTTGCGGACATTTCGCGCGGCGATGTTGCAGGGCGCATCGAAGCGGCGCGAAGCGCTAACAAATGCTAACATCTGAACCGCTCGACTATGCCGCGCTCCAGCCGGACGAAGCAGCGGCGTGTATCATTGACCAATGCGCGTTGCGCGCCACGCCTTACCGCTGGCCTGATCCCGCTTCACTGCCACGGCGTGAATGGCTTATCGGCCATTGGCTGCTGCGCGGCGAAGTGACTGCGCTCATTGCACCGGGCGGCACCGGCAAGAGCACGATCGGAAACACGATTGCGCTTTGCCTCGCCAGCGGTCAGCCGCTCTTGGGCAAGCCCATGCATCGCGGGCCGCAAGCAGCGTGGATCTTCAACCTTGAGGACGGCTCCGACGAACTGGAGCGGCAATTGTCCGCTGCCTGTGCTTATCATGGCATCGTCCCCGAAGATTGCGGGAACCGACTGCATCTCGATAGTGGGCTGATCCAGCCGCTATGCACGGCAAGCGAGGACCGCGACGGTTTCATGCTGCAAGAGGACGTGTTTGCCCAACTCGCAGGGACAATCCGCGAACGGCGCATCGCAACGGTGATCCTCGATCCTTTCGTTTCGAGCCATGCGGTGCGCGAAAACTCGAACGAGGCAATTGACGCCATTGCCAAACGGTGGAAGCGGCTGGCCCAGGAAACTGGCTGCGCGGTCGTGCTGGTGCACCATACCCGCAAGTTAGGCGGACGCGCGGTTACGGCAGAGGATGGGCGCGGCGCTGTGGCTTTGCGTGATGCTGCCCGCATTGTTCTCACGCTCAATCCCATGGGGGACAAGGAAGCCGATGAACTGGGCATTGCGGACCTGGCGTTGCGGCGCTCATTGGTGCGCATGGACACCGGCAAGGCCAATCGCGCGCCTCTCGATGCTGCCACTTGGATCAAGCTAGAAAGCCAGAGCCTCGACAATGGCGAAGGGCTGGAGCCGGCTGATTTTGTCGGTGTGGCCACGCTCTGGGAAAAACCGGACGTATTTCATGGGCTGACAACATGGCACCTCTACACCGTCCAGCAACGCCTTGCGGCTGGTGACTGGCGAGATAGCGTACAGGCAAGGGATTGGATTGGCTACCTTGTCGCCAATGTTGCGGGCCTGTCCGCCGAATCCGACAAGGGCCGTATAAAGGCTATCATTCGGACGTGGAAGCGCAACGGCGCTCTGGCGGTCGAGCATCGCGCGATCAACGGCCGGGACGTGCCTTTCGCAATCGTCGGCAATGCAATTGACGCCAGCGAATTGGGCTCACGTGCACACCTTGAAACGTGTGGTGCGGAAGGTGCGGAAAGTGCAGGCGCTGACCCGCTCTAAGACCCTCCCGCACCACCCGCACCTCTCTTTAGAGAGTGCGACGGTGGTGTGGTGCGGTTGACGACTGGCGAGGATCAACTCTCGTGTCGGTCGGATTAGCCCTTCGGCGTAACCGTGGGTTAGCGCTCCAACGTTCACACTGCGTGGACAGCAAAAAGCCATTTAGACCCGGTATCGATTATCTCTTTCGCTAATTTGGAGCTAGCTACGGGAGTTCAACAAATTCAACGCCCAACGCGCGCGCGCGCGAGGGCACCGAGGCTGGTCAACAAAAATGCCAAGGAATACTTGCGCGGAGTGTTCCACTACAAAACTATCGCAGAAAACTTCTTCTCAATCTTCAACCCCTGTGTGATCGGTACCTTTTATCAAATGCTCGAGGCTCACGTTGGCCGCAATTGTGCTAAGCTCGACTTTAGCGACAACACTCGCGATATAAGCGATTCTTAAGTGTGTTGCAGGATGCACTGTGCAGCATTTTAGCGGGGCGAACCAGATGGCACTCAGATTTAATATGGTTTTATCCGACAGCGGGATCAACCCACGCGAGGTTCGGCTCATGCGCCACCAGCACGTGGCGAAGGATGGCCTGACTCCTTACGCAATTTGGCGTGACAACCGCGACGAGTTCGAGCGGTATCAAAGTGCGCAACGCGAGGATCGGCGTTCCTACTTCGCTAGCAGATTTTGGGCTGGTTTTGTCGTGCCACCGGATGGGAGCACAATGTTCGCCGGATTGTATGAAGTTTCGGGTCACAGCCCTGTTCCAGTGGATTGGGTTGACCCACTCATCCGCGAGACGGCAACCCAGATGGGACGCGCACTAGACATTTATGAGTATCGGCGTGTGTCGGAGTTTGACAACCTTATCGGATGTCTCAAAATCGACTGGGGTCCAGGCACTCGATCATGGGCGCAACGTGCCGGCAGCAAGACCGGCAACAAGCCTATCGTCGAACTAACGCAGTCGTTTCAGGAGCCTGACTTTCCGGGCTTCACACGCTTTATCGGCGATCTCGGAAGCCTACTAAGCCTGCCGTCGACTTGGATCGCTGTCCTGTCGGCCACCAAGGGCATCTACTTGCTCACATGCCCGCGAACTCGCGAGCAGTATGTCGGGTCGGCTTACGGGGCAGATGGTTTTTGGGGCCGCTGGCAAGCTTACGTCGCTAATGGACACGGAGGCAATGTGGGCTTGAAAAGTCGTGATGCTTCAGATTATCAAGTCAGTATACTAGAAGTCATGGGGTCGGCGGCGACGGTGGACGAGATTATCGCGACCGAACAGCTATGGAAGGCCAAGCTCCAAAGTCGTGACATGGGCCTGAACAAGAACTGATTGTTGCGGCGCTCATTTTGTTCGGCACCGCCACTAGTACGTTGATCCTCGATACATCCCCGCATAGTGTCAGGTTATTCAAACTTGGCGCTCGATCAGTAGGTTCACCAGGCACTCGAGAGATCAATGCCGATGCTCACACAACAAGAATTTGAACTGCACCTGTGGGGTGCGGCGGACATTCTTCGCGGCACCGTGGATGTGGATCATGCCAAATTGCAGGATACAGCCATCGCCGCGGCTGCGACAGCGTGAATAGAGAGGCGACCGTCTGGGAAAGTTGCGCGCCGAATGACCAAAATCAGGCGGTCGCGTTCACCTCAAACCGCCGTCCTATCGGGGAGCGGTTATGGGAACATACCATTAAATTGAATAATTACTGAAATAAAACAAAGATAAATGGCGGACAGGGTGGGATTCGAACCCACGGAGAGCTTGCACCCTCGGCGGTTTTCAAGACCGCTGCATTCGACCACTCTGCCACCTGTCCGCATGGCTCAACGAGCCGAGTCGATCGCGTCCTAGCGTTCCCGATTTGAAAGCGCAAAACATTTTGCAAATGCATGAAACAGCGAAGCAAAACGGGCAGCGATTGCGGCTTTCGGGTCGAGCGGTTGCCCATGCGGGTTATTTAGGGATTCCCCTTCGACTCGCTTTGTGCGACAAAGCCGCGATGAAAGGGAAGTATTCATGCGTATCATGACCGCTATTGCCTGCAGCGCCATTGCACTGGTCAGCATCGGCACTGCAACGCCGATGCAAGACGCCAAGGCTCAGGCCAGTTCAAGCTTTGAATCCTATCTGCAGGAGGTGCGCGCGAAAGCCCTGCGGGAAGGTGTGCGCGCGCAAACGCTGGATCAGGTTCTTCCCGGGCTGACCTATAATTCGCGCGTGGTCGAACTCGATCAATCTCAGCCAGGCGGAAGTCCGGACAGCGCCATCCCACCATTCGCTCCGTATCAGCGGCGGCACATAACACTGGAACGGATTGAAAGTGGCAAGGCCGCCTATCGGCGTCTGATCGCCAAGCTGGTTGACGTGGAACGCGAAACCGGCGTGCCCGGTCCGATCATCATGGCGATTTATGGCAAGGAAACAAATTACGGATCCTATACGGGGAATTTCGATGTTCCCCGGTCATTGGCGACGCTGGCCTATGAAGGCAGGCGTCGGGCCCTGTTTGAACCCGAACTGCTCGCCGTATTGAAGCTTATCGACAGGGGCGTTCCCCAATCTGCTCTCAAGGGCAGCTGGGCAGGGGCCATGGGCAAGCCCCAATTCCTGCCTTCGGTCTACCTGCGACTGGCCAAAGACGGCAGCGGAGATGGCTATGCGGATATTTGGGGCAGCGAATATGATGCCGTCGCGTCGATCGCCAATTATTTTGTCAATTCGGGATGGCGCAGAGGCGAACCCTGGGGCATTGCCGTCAGCGTACCTTCTTCGCTTGATCGCTCGGCGATCCAAAGCCGGATCGTCCCAACCCGTTGTCCCCGGGTATTCGGCCGTCACAGCCAGTGGAAAAGCATGGCGGAATGGAGAGCGCTCGGCATCGTGCCCGCAACCGGAAAAAATCTGGACGACGGGACCATGGCAACCTTGCTCGAACCGGATGGAGCAGGTAATCGCGCCTATTTGTTGACCGGCAATTATCGTGTCATTCTGGATTATAATTGTTCGAATTTTTACGGGCTAGCAGTGGGATTATTGGCGGATGAAATACGCAGTTAA